TGCAAGATAAAGTGAGATTTCAAGAATATTTAAGTAAACAAGAATCGAAAGCGAGTGAAGAAAATGATCCAAAGTTTAGAGCATATTCAGTAAAGAAAACATAATGTATTATCCTGATGAAGATAAAAATGTAGAATGGACTATTGATGATGATACAGGATTTATAGCGCCTCTATCAATCTAGGAAATGGCATGTGGGGAATGATTGATAAGTATGTTCTCATGCAATCAACAGGCTTGAAAGACAAGAACGGCGTTGAAATTTTTGAGGGTGATGTATTATATTACATTCCTTTCGAATCGCATATAAATGATAGCATCGTTGTATTTGAAAAGGGTTCATTCTGCACCCAAATGTTAAGAAATGGGAAATTAACATCTGTTAGATTCATTGACAGCGAAGAATATGAAGTTATCGGAAATATCCATGAAAATCCAGAACTATTGGAGGGAGCAGAATGAGTGAAGTTTATGTGAAGCCATGTCCGTTTTGCGGATCGGAAAACACTTGTTTTAATGCGTTTAGTATTTTATCAGATGCTTATGTATTATGCAAACAGTGCAATGCAAGCATTGAAATTTCTGTTCCGTGGGATGATATGGATGAAAAAGAGCACGATAAAGTTTGTTTTGATAAATTATTAACCAAATGGAATAAAAGAGTTTCTAAAATGAATAAGCCAGAACTCAACGAAAATCAGCAGGTTGTGCTTGATTGGTTGAAAGCAAATGTTGAACAAGATAACGCAAGTCCAATGTGTGCTGTCTTTCTCCTAGGGGAATGGCAGACAAGAATAGGATCAAAAGAGCTTAGGAGCGTAGATATATCTTATTGTGGATTGAATTCAAAGCAACAAGCGCAAGTATTACGAGCTTTTGCTGATTGGATTGAACAGGAGGAAGCGGAATGAGCTACGAAATAACATATGACGAGAACGTCAGCAATAATGTGCAACAAAAAAATATTGTTGTCAATAGTAGGCATTTATACAAAGTTTATCTTGAAAAAGAAGCCTATCGTAAAAATGAGGAGACGGGTATTGATTACACATTAGACATTAAATGTGATGAAACTGGCGTCAATGTACAAGCGGTGTTACCACACGAGGTCCTTTATGAATTAAATAAAATGATAGGCGACAGTCTGAAATTTTAGGAGGAACAGCGATGAATAAACAAGAATTGATTGAAGAATTAGAATGCATAGAAGTTTCTACAGACAGCCTTGATTATTTGAAAGGTGCTGACTATGCCAACGAAAGAGCAATTAATTTAACAAAACAACTAGATGAACCGATAAAAGTTGTTGTTCCGAAGTTTGTTGCGGAATGGCTTGATAAACATAAGTATTCCACTGATATAATTGATCTCTTTTTAAGCGTTGAGTACGCAACTGATTCAGATGGGTTTGTTGCTGAAAAATGGGATTACAGCGGAAAATTTTATGATTGGTTGAGTAATAGTGCAGATATACAGTTTACGTTGTGCGACGCTATGAGGTATGGCTACGAAGTCGAGAAAGAGCCAACCATTCACGAGCTTAAAATTTTACCAGAATACTTTGAAGCAGTTGTTTCAGGTAACAAACGTTTTGAAATCCGTAAAAATGACCGTAACTATCAAAAAGGTGATATCTTACGCTTAAACGAATATCAAGACGGACAATATACAGGTGATGTCCATGTTGCAGAAATAACGTACATTACAGATTATGCCCAACAAGATGGTTATGTCGTCTTAGGAATTAAATGAAGTAGGTGACTAATGAAAACATGATTTAACCAGACAAGCTGAGAAATGCTTGTGGCACTATACCAACAAAATGGGAGTATTCGGCTGTTTTGAGGTAACCATTGGCTGGTTTGGCAAGGAAAGAGTCGACTTTGTGACTTATTCTACTGACAACACTATTAGATGTTATGAAATAAAAGTAACGTTGGCAGACTTAAAAAGTTCTGCAAAACAAACGTTTTTAGGTGATTATAACTATTTAGTGGTCACTAACGAATTATGGGAAAAGATTCAAGCTAATCCAGATTTAAAATGGAAATATAGCAATCAGGGAATACTAATTTTTTCTGAATTAAAACATAATTTAGGCATTACAAGTGTCAAAAAAGCGAAAAAGCAAAATGTCACATTAGGAACACGAGCAACAGTTTTAGAAAGTATGGTGCGATCTTTGAATCGAGAAGTTGAGAAATTTTACAAGGTAAATCCTTTTTGGGGATTAAGTGAGGAGGTCAAATAAATGGAACAACTCTTATTAACAAAAACTGGTGAAAACGAAATCGGTATAAATGCTACAGGAATGGATGATAATGAAATTGTCTTCACGTTAGCTGCTGCTTTAATTGGATACAGCAAGGAATTGGGACTAACAGAAGCAATACTAAACGAAAGTATGTCCGTGCTGTGGAAAGATGGTGAATAAATGAAACGCAATTGGAAAAGAGTAATAAATAAAGTTAGTGGCATTGCAATAATGATTCTTGTAGCAAAAGCAGCCGTGAGCTATTTCGTGTATAGCAATGACATAACAAGCAGTGACCTCGTTTATTTCCTTTCATGCTCGTTTATTTTGGGTAGCAACTCCTTAAATGCTGAAACAGTTATTTACACCTAGAAAACCCATCTTTTTGTAATATAGTCTGCTACCTATCCACTAGATTCCATAGTCTAGTGGTTTTTTTACGTATAAAAAAAGACTGCACGGTGAAAGTGCAGCCTTAGATAGGAAGGAAAATCTTAACCGTCATCTGATCGTAAAGGTAGTTACATTTGACTTATTGACGATTTTTTTATTTAAGTAGCATAGCTACTTACTGGAATAACGAGACTCGAACTCATGATCCTACGATTAACAGTCGTATGCTCTACCAACTGAGCTATATTCCATCAAAATGTCACTTCCTATTGTTAATTATATTCTAAGGTGTATACTTCAAGTAAGGAGGTGATAACATGACTTATTCTACAGGTGAAAAGCCAGGCAAAGGCACCTATACTTGTACTAATTGCGGTCAGCAAGTTGTATTAGATGACAAAACAGATACACTGCCGCCATGTCCTAGATGTGATAATACAAAGTATAGAAAATAATTATTTATAAGCAGTCTTTTAACGGACTGCTTATTTTATATTAATTTACGAAGTGTTTTACCTTCATCATTTAAGAGCCATACTGCAACAATTTTAAAATCTTCGTAATATGGCAGGTTAATTGCAGTTGTTTGCTCCTTGCCAAATGTAATGACAATCGGGTTACTATTGTTAAAAACTTTAACTGCGTCACTATCACAAGAAGTCCCTGAAACCCCTCCGATATAGTCCACTAAAAGTTTCGCTGCTTCTTTACCTTCTAATTCTTTTTTATTAAACTTATCAATTTGCAATAACATATAAATCTTCCTTTCTGTCTGTCTTTTTTTGCATATGCTAGCAATCGCCAAATATATCCCTTGCAAACTTGTAGAAAAAAGAGGAGGTTATTCACCTCACTTCATTTTATTGAGAACGTATGTCTGCAAGTGACCATCGAAAGTCAAAATCAAACGGTGACTAAACCAGAAAGTGTTGTGTAATGTGTCCATTTCTTTGACTTTCGATGTTACTATATTAGCACTCAAATTCGTATAAAAACCGCCAACTTTCCGCCAAAAAACCGCCAAAATTTTATTTATAGGCAATTATTTTTCCATTGCGGTAAGCTTCTGCGAATTCAATCAAAGCTTCTGATTTCATTCTTTGAATACTTCTTTCGGAATAGCCGACTTCTCTAGCAATCTTGTAATTAGAGTAATGGTCCTGCACACAGAAACTATAGTGCAAAATTTGTCTGCTAGTTAGGCTTAATGCCATAAGCCCAGATAAAATTGCGTCTCTTTCTGCTTCTGCATCTGCTAATTGTACTAGCGCATCTTCTGCTTTGTTCCCATGACTTTGGCTTTTAGGCATATCTGTAATAATTGGTGATTTTAAATCTATCAAAGAGCGACCAGCTATTCGCTCTAAACGTCTAAAATTCTTCAACACATTTCTGGCATTCGCTTTTGTTTGTCGAAAATCTACTTCTTTTAGCAATTGAATCAAGTGGAATCGCTCCTTTTGTGGTATAATAACTATGTCGAAAATATTTCTCACAGCCGGAGCAATCTGGCTTTTTTTATTTTCTACTAAATAAACTTTTTACAATACGTACTATGAGATAGTATTTTCAAATACATTTACTCATGATATAATCATATTAACTTTCTTGGGGATTTTATTTCTGAAATAAATTTCTCCTTTTCTATGATAACTGGCGGAAAACAGTTATCGATAGTTCCTGTCTCCACCAGAGACACAATGTCAACCTTATTTGTTGGCACTATTAGCACTTTACTTGGGAAAAGTGCTAACTACCACATTAGTCAGCCATTGGTCGGCTGGCTTTTTGTTTGCAAAAAATCGGCTAGTTATTGTAAAAAAGTTGCAATAAGTTAAAAACTCCAATGTAATTGGCCTCCCGTATTTTAAAATTCTCCATTCGCCATCTTTTGTATTGGTTTTATTCATATGATTTCTTTCATCACGAGCTATCGTATAATCGAAAAATAAATCGGCTTGCTCTGCTCCATGTAAGTATTCAACATAAACGCCATCGACTTGCCTTCCTATGATATAAACTTCTGAATAACTCATACGCT